ATCTGAGTCTTGCGAACCAGACCTCCCTTAGTGATCGAGTTAAGGAGGCTAATGTCGAAGGGAATATGTTCCTCCTTACGATGATAGAAGTCAAATCTATCATCAGAATTAGCAAAATAGTCATGACCAATCGAAACGTCAAAAGACACGCCAAGGGCGTCTGATAGAAGAGTAGGGATAGAACCGGTACTGGTGGCGCCGCTTTTATCGTCCAGGATTTTGATGGATGCCATGATTGCATTATAAACTGCCTTTTCCTGACAGAACTTTTCTGTCGAATCTAACAACCACTGAACCTCAGTATTTTCTGCTGTTAGATCATCAATAAGAATCTTAGAATCCTTATAAACTGAATCTGAAATGCCTTCCTTGTTCTTCAATTCAATATGCAACACTTCCTTGGTAGGTGTGTTATTGTATTGCTTCACATAGGTATCAATTAATTTATAAACTGTCTTTTCATGTTGATTATGAAAATACTCATCCTTGAGGAAGGGTAGGGTCTTACGGGCATACGCCTCGTTGAAAATCAGGTGACTTATAATTGTTTTCTCGATCATTTATCTCATTCATCTCCAAAATCTACAACCCTTATAATACGAGATTGTAGGAAGTATGTCAACTGTTTTGCTTGTTCAATAGTCAAGGTAATTAGATCACGGTTCTGTTCTATATAGACAAGATCATCTTCTATTTCTATAGAAATATCATGAGGAAGATGGGCGGGAGTATCTTCCCCCGCCTTTATTATGAGAACATTATCACTCACACTTACAGTCCTTTTTTGTCTTATCAATGTACTTATTCATGAGAAAATCAACCTGATCCTCAAGCATTTTGATACGAGTATCCTGAACGGTTTCGCTCATATCAGGAAAATCAAAATCATCTAGATCATTGAATTCGCTCTTGAGATATTCTTCATCAATGAGTGTCTGTGCTTCAGTAGCAGGCAGATAGTATTTCAAAAGAGTTTCTACTGCATCAGCATACTTACGTGAATCCTCGAGGTCTTCTTCCTCATGAGGACGCAGGGTTTCAATGCGACTTTCAAGATCGCGAACTTCACTCTTCAATCTACGATAATCTTCAGTGAGTTGATCTGCAAAAATCTTGTCAACCTGTTCGATGTCTAATTCAACAATAATATTACTCATTTTCATTTTCCTTTTCTTCATCAGTTATGAGATTGCCACCAACCAAGGTGTACTTGTTTTTAATATAACTAGCAAAATCTGTATCAACAAGCAATTGCTTCCAAATTGCTGCATTGTCTACAATGTCTGCAGCACGCATCTTATTTCCTGTCACTTCACCAGTAGAACGATCAACGAGAGCATACCAACCATTAGAAGGTTTGGCAACATAGTTACCCTCAAGAGCCAAATCCAAGAGTCCGGACCACTTCTTGATCCCACCTTCATATGAAACAGTGATTGGAATCTTTGACTTTTCCTTGACATATCGCGACTTCTCAACATTAATAATAAAGTGATATCCATTGATGCCATCAGCATCCTTGTCTTGCTGACGACCGAGAATCCAAATTGTATCTGCTGAATAATAGATGCCTGTGCCTCCAGACACAACATCCTTAGGATACAACCCGATCTCCTTATATGTATGATTGATAGCGATCAAAGGAATTCCCTTGAGAGTCAGGTGAGGAGTGACCATACGGAAAAACGACTTGAATGACTTTGCACGAGACATGTCTGCAACTGACTTCTGGTCATTAGCATCATCTACTTCTTTCTTCGAAGCAAGGTTGCCAACAGAATCAATTACAATAACGACCTTATCATCTCGAGTGATATCATCAAGTTGCTTCATCATATCAAACTTGAGTTGCTCGATATCAGTCACAGGAGTATGAATGACTCGTTCCATATCAATACCAAAGGACTTGAAATAACCTTCGGGCGTACCGAATTCTGAATCATAGAATAAAAGAACACTATCAGGATATTGCTTCATGTAAGCAGCCGCCATAAGGAGAGAAAAGGCGCTTTTGAAGTGCTTTGATGGTCCGGCAAGGACTGTGAGTCCTGGAGTAAGTCCTCCATCAACACTGCCTGATAGTGCCACGTTCACCATTGGAACGCTAGTAGTAATAACGTCTTTACGTCCGTAAACTTTGCTATCTGCAATTGCTGCAGTTTCTTTAATAGTAGAATTCTTAATCAGTCGAGTCATAAGTGACATAATATATCCTTGTGTTTTACGAATTTAACTTATCATACAGTTTCTTTATAAAGTTGTCAATCGCTTTTTCACGGTCAGGCCAAACAATATTTGGTTTGTCAGGATTTTTCTTCAAATTATTAAGCAAAGGCAAGATCATTTCTACAATCTCTTGTGCCTTGTCCTGTGTTTTTTCTTCAACAGGATTTGAGAATCCAAAATCCCACTCATCATTTTTTTTCATATCAACTCCAAAAAGCATCTAGTGTATTTGTTTTTTCTATTTTCCAATCAATAGCATCCAAAATTGTCTTAAGCGGTTCGATAAATGCTTTCTGGTATTGTAGTTCGTAGTCAATATATTTATCTAGACCAAACTGTCTTGGTAGATCACCTGGGCAAGCAATCACATTCTCACGCAAAGGATTGGGCATCTTCATATAGCAAAACTTGATCTTGTCGCCATTCTTGATAAGAGGATATCGTGCTTCCATCTTTGAATCTTGAACGAGTTTGTTGTATAGCAAAGCGCCTCTTACATGAATAGGAGTCGCCTTGATATATGTTTCTGTCTTGCTCTGATACTTCTGTGGATGCTTGACACCTCGAGGAAATGCAACCTCCTCAAAAGGAAGTTTCATAAACTCATACTTGAACTTCTCGATGAAGTCAATGACCGTATCCTCGTCCTTAGTCATGATGAGGTTAAGACATTTCTTAATGTTATCACGGCATGCCTTAGGAGTTGAAGAACGAACTGCTTCGATGCCAACCATCTTTAATTTTGCTTCTGAGTAAGCGACACCTTCATTGTTCCAGACATTGAGGATGTATCGCTTCTTCGCTGTCCAGATACCTTTGTCTGCAATCGCTTCTCGCTTCATTATCATTTTTTGCTGGAAGGCATTAACATATCCGCCAAGCGACTCGTAGCACGACTCAATAAAAGGTTCGAATTTGTTTTCACATGCTTTGTCCAGAAACTCGATGATCTCTGATATTGGTCTGCCCTTAAGATCGCATTGATTGACCAAGTTGTCAAGCGTAATATACATACTGTCCGTATCACAAGCAATGACATAATCTTTTCCTTTTGTTTTGAATAATTTATTCAAATAGACATTCATCTCACGTTCTATCCATTTGATAGACAATTGCCCAGACAAAGTAATTGACTCTGCTAGTTTGTCGTCAAACCAACGGAACCACTCATTGGACAAAGCACCATATGCTGAGTTGAGTTGAATTTTCTTTGCCAACTGCATATTGTGGTGACGAGCAATGAGTTTAACATTTTCCTCACAAGGATTTGCTTCCTGTGCTTTCTTTGCCTCAATCATCTTTTGCTTATAGACAACTCGGTCATTGTACATTCTTTCCATCAATTTAGGAAGGAACCCATGACGCTCGCGTCCAAAGATAGCACCCGATCCTGTGATGGTTACATCCTGCTCGAACATGTAGTTCCTGATCGGCGTATTATTGAGATGTCCATCTAGTATCTTTACCACACCTTCTTCACCAGATATGTCAGGCATCTGCCCAACGTATGTTTCAGGTGAGATGTTGTACTGCATAATCAAATGTGGGTATAGTGAGTTCAAGTCGAAAGATACAACCCAGTCGTACATTCCAGGATTTGGGTGCTTAACGAACCCACCATGAATGGAATGATCTTTACGAATCTTTGTAGGTTGCGGAACAACAACTCGCTGATTGATGAGATAGTTATGGATGATAACATCCCACAACTTCACTGAGGTAAATGCATCTTGATAGTTAACCTTAGCATCGTAGGCAATAGCATAGACCTGTTCGATGAACTTCAACTTATCATCAAGACGATCTACGAGGTCAACGTCTCGAATGTTGTACTCAATGAACTTTTGAAAGTCGCGCTTATAAAGATCAAACAAAGATGCATACTCAGAGTAATCCATCTTGCGCTCACCCAACTCAACAGAACAGATATGGTCGAGGCGATATGATTCTTGATTTGAGAATGAAAACTTCTTATAGAGTGGCATGTAGTCAAGGATGGTCACACCAAAAGGAATGTATGCTTTCTGTGTCTGAGTGCCAAACACCACATCTCGTTCTTCAAGCATGTTCCAAGGAGACAACTTCTTTGCCATCTCAAGACCCATAAGTGACTTGATACGATTAACGATATAAGGAATATCGAAGAACTCTACATTCCATCCAGTGATAACATCAGGATCAATAGAACGCCATACATCAAGGAACTTTGTGAGAAGAGTAATCTCGTCCTTGCACTTTATGTACTTGACGTTAGGATTATCAGACACAAAGTCGCCACAACCAAGCGCCATGTACTTGTCGCCATACTTCATGGTGATAGCAGTAATTTCTTTGTCTGCTAATTCAATGCTCGGAAATCCTTCATCAGCAGCAACTTCGATGTCTATGTTAATTTTCGAAATAAGCGATACATCATAGTCGAGCTGCCCAGAATAATAGTCATTGATAAAAGGATAAAGATGGTTTGTAAATCCAAAGATGTCAAACCCATCCACGTCTGAATATCTTTTGACAAAGTCTCTAGCATCGCTCGGGCTTGCAAAATCAATTCTATCAACTGCTTTGCCCTGTAGTGTTCGCCACGGCGATTCTCCTGTCTTAGAATTTAGAAACAGATATGGTTTGCATGGAATAGTCAACTGCACTCGCTGACCACTTTCATAGCCACGAAGCAGGATATTGTCATAATGTAGTTGGGCGCTTGTGTAAAATTTGTTCATTGTTTACTATACGACACTTTCGAAAAGAATGCAAGATAAAAATGTAGGGGGATTGCTCCCCCTACAATAGTTTTAAATTTTTGCTTCAAAAGCAGTTTGTCTTGCAATAGATTCTATTTCCCATCTCTGCATACCAAGATCTGATAGTTCTCGATCTGTAAGCGAGTTTAGTTCATATATTGTTCTTGCATACCTGACTTGCTTAGTGAAATAGTTTTGAAAAATATCAAGTAGATACATTCGCCTTCGTTCCTTCTGTTAGAAATTCTTTCTTTGTAGAAGGAGGTTCTGTCTTTGACTGTGCGTCGCTAATGTCAATTTTCTTTGGCTTCATGTGATCTGGAATAATATTTTCTAACCATACTTTTAGCATTCCATTCACGAGTTCAGCATTCTTGATCTGAATAGTATCAGAGATGTTGAACTGGCGACTGAATGGACGATCTGCAATTCCCTTATAGAGATACTGAAGGTTGAGGCCTTCCTCAACAAGATCGTCTACTGTAGTATGTCCAGAAATAGTCAAAGTGCCATTAGCAATTTCAATGTCTAGATTTTGCTTACCAAAACCAGCAACTGCCATCTCGATAACATACTTGTCATCATCTATCTTGGCAATATTATATGGCGGGTAATTTGGGATTGACTTACCCAAGATAGTATGTGCATCTGCCATCTTCTTGAGCATTCCGTCATATCCGACAAAATATCTATCAAGTTTGGCTAAATCGCCAAAAATGTGATTGTGATCAATTTTAAATGTAGTCATTTTAGACCTCCTATAGAGCAAGGTTTGAGTTATAAAGAAAGTGAATTAATTCCATCAGGCAATCAATTCACTATTATATATATGCAGAAATTTCGTATTTTCAACCATATATAATTTATAAATAGGGCATGATTTGATTTTTTTGTTTTTATGTTTTATTATAAAACAACATACGAATAGGAAAACAAATGATACCTTTAGATCCAAAAAAAGCACAGCAGTTAGGAAATGAGTGGGGCAAAGTAGCCGCTGATTCCGTATTTGGTATTGCTGATGTTGTTGGCAAACATAATGCTAAAAAAGCTGCCAATAAAGGTGTTATGGAACACAACCATAAAGTAGCGCAGCAAACAAAAATACTAAAAGATATGGCTATCAAAGAACTTGAAAAAGAGCAAGAGCGAGATATGCTTGCTAGAATGTCTCCTTCTCAAAGAGAAGCATATCGTAAAGCACAACAGAGTGCTATTAGACATGAAAAAGAAGAAGCACAAGAACGTGCTGAACGCAATGCAATACTACAATTGACATTAGGATTGTTTATGGGATTACCTTTAGTAATCTATATACTTCTATTCATGATGGTTGCAATATTTTCAGTGTCTGATAGAGAATCATATAGAAGCCTATCTCCTATCGTTCCCGGCGCTCAAGCAGTGTTTGGAAAATATTGATATGGCAGAACATGATTATGAAGCACATCCATGGTTAATAGGATTTGACAAAAAAGACAACAATCAAAAAATTGAAGCATTGACTGAACAGGTCAAGTATTTAGAAAACCTAATAGGGACAATATCTGTTATTTTATTAGTGACCGTATCTCTATTTTTAGTATTAATGGTTATATCATTTGTGACTGGAAAAGTAGATATTGGCATAATAACATCATTATTAAAATAGGAGATTAACAATGATAAAGAATTTACAAAAAGAATCAAAATTTAACAGATTTGATATTGATGGGGATGGTACAGTGTCTGATACTGAATTGAAAAAAGCCGAAGAAATGATTGAGTTTGAGAATAAGGATGCTAAAGAAGATCAGTTGAGAAAGATGGCATGGACTGCTATGATCAGTATGGTTATCTTCACATTTTTTCTTTTCTTGCCAATAATCCCAACTGAGAGAATTGTTGCTCTTGCAAGCGTGCTTCAAATGTTTTATATCGCACAGGCTGGTGTTGTTGCAACATTCTTTGGTGCTACTGCTTACGTAAGCAAGTGATACAATTAAGGAGTTGGTTTTTTGACCAACTCCTTTTTGCTCTTATCATACCAAAATTGGCTACTAGCACGGAGCTTTTCAGCGCTAATTCGAACATGTTCCATCAGAGCAATAGCAGTGACCGCTTGAGATTTTCGGAATGCTCTGTCTTCTTGATCGACCATGTTATCAATGAGCTCAATAGCCAAATCAATGTAAGGACAGACATGTTCGGGCACTATGGGCTTCTTGATAGTCATATCAAGCCACCGCTTTCTTCACTTCGAAGTTAAAGAACTTCCCATCATGGTTCAGACACTGGACATCTCGAGTCCATCGCTTAGCATCTTCTTCTGTAACAAAATGCAGTCGATCTTTCACCGTCAACCCATTGAGGTTGCCCTTGGTGAAGTACTTTTCAAACTCGACCACAAACTCATAAGCACCAGGATAAATCGAAGACATGAGCCACTCCTTTTTCTGAGCATCATATATTGATTATACATGGTCTATTTATTTTGTCAACCAGAAAAATGCACCGCAGCAATGAAAAAAATGGCAACAAGTGCCATCCAATTGATCGCTAAGAGTGTTAGTAGTATTTGAATCATATTACATTTCTTTCACTATTGTTACAATACTTCTATTTTTTCTAATTGTGCCTGATATGGATCAATCTTAGCATTACAACTACGACTGCAGGTAAAAAGTTTTCCTTCTTTTATAGAAGGCTTATCCCAAGTTTCTACATATTTTTCAAGATTTTTTTCTTCAATTATTTGCTTGATAGATTTCAATTTGATATTGATGTTATCTTTATTTCCTATCAAATCAATATGAATTTTTTTTCTATCTTTTTTATCATTATTATGTGCATAAATTGGTGAAGCAGTATAACAACAAGGAAACAGTAGCCCTTCAGCTGAAACATATAAACTTTTATATTTAATGCTTTTACAATCAATTGCTACAGAATCATAAAAATTTTCTGTAATAAAAGATTCAAACAGATTTAATTTTTCACTTTTATAAATTTTTGATGGTGATAATCCATCAAAAATCCTATCCCAACGATTAGTAATTTTCAATTGGAAACTATAAAATCTCATTTTTTTGGCTAATGCACGAGCATCATCTACTTGATGCTCATTATGTTCAAATACAAGATAATCCCATTGTGCTTTTCCTCCTGCACCAATAAAAGATTGTGCAGATTGCATTACTTTATTCCATTGAACTTTTTTTCTGTAAATGTGATTTGTATCTTCTAATCCATCAATGCCAAAAAGAACAATGCCAGTATCACCAATTAGATATGCTAGATCTTTCCAAAAAATTTCATCTCTTGCACCCGCATTTGATTGGACTTTAATATAAAGATTTTTGTTTGTAAATTTAAAATATTGAATTATCTCAATGAAATCTTTAGCAAGAACAGGCTCACCAAAATTTCCACATACTGTTATTGAAACTAATTGTTTAATAAATTCTTTAGGAAAGATAATTTCAATATCTGTTAAACTTAATTCTCTCTTCCCTACAAGAGGATTGCCTGTCCTAGGACACATAGGACATTCTGCTTGACATCTTTCGGTCAACTCAAGATGAATATTTTTAATCTCTTCATACTTGATCATCAACAAGTAACAGTGAAATTTCTAGGACAATTTGGTATATTGCAAATGTAATTGCTTTTATTTGACATACTTAGTCTACAAGTAGAACATACTTCATTCCACGGATCATAATAATGTGGCGGAAAAGGAGTCGTTGTAGGCTTTGCAGTTGGTACATATACTTTCTGTAATGTATCTAGTGCAGCACGAAACCCATCATCATATCCACGCTTATAATCTTCTTCGCTCATTTTTGATCACTCCATTTAATAATTTCGAATGTGCCATTATAATGTTCTACCAATGCAGTGCAAGACTCAACCCAATCACCGCAGTTCATATATCTAATGCCGCCAATATCACGAATATTAGCATGGTG